CAATAGAAGGACTAAGACCTCTTGAAGAGGAGTAATTTCACTAACTTTCGTTGTCGGAGAGGGGGTGCGAATTTCGCTTCCTCCTTTATATACTCCCCGACCCCTTAGTAGAGGCGACCACCACTCGCTACCCCTCACGCCATAACACTAGTTAGATTCACTAACTTTTGTTATAGCGTTTCATGGCTGATTGAATTTAAAGTAAAGTGGCAACAAAGAAGTATATCATTCCTAGATATTTTTACCATGTTTCGGGGGGAACATGCGTTACTTAATTCAATCAGCCACCTCACATTCCACCCGAAATAAAAATGGTGATAAATATGATAAAAGGAACAGAAGAACAAGAACAAATATGGAACGAAATAGCGAACACAACTAATGATGTAATAGTCAATGCCGGTGCAGGAACAGGTAAGACTTTCACAATCGTAGAAGGTGCTAATAGAGCAAATGAAGTAAGAAAGGGTTTTCTATGCTTTAACAAATCTATCCAAACTGAACTACAAGAAAGACTACCCGAAGGTGTAGAGGCAAAGACATTTCACGCATTAGGTATGAAAGCAGTTAGAGATGTAGTTGGCAGAACTAAAGTAAACAATTGGAAAGTAAAGAATATCATTGATGTTATTCTAGGCCGTGACTATCACGCACAACCACTTGTTAAACTAATTAGTTTGGTCAAAGGCTCAATGATTGATTGCACGAATGAAAGAGAAATCTACAAATTGATTGACGAATATAACATAGAATTTTACAACGACAACGAAGAGGCTATGGGTGTTCAATCAGTTTGTCAAATACTTGATGAGTGTAAATCAATTACTCATGAGATTGACTTCGATGATATGATTTGGCTACCACTAGTCAATGGTTATCCCCTACCACAGTTTGATATTCTATTCGTCGATGAAGCACAAGACTTCAATGAAATGCAAAGGCAACTAGTTTTGTCATGCACGAAAAACGGTAGATGTATTATTGTTGGAGACAAGAATCAGGCGATTTATGGCTTTAGAGGAGCAGATAGCGGTAGTATTGCTATCTTCAAGAATCAACTAGAAGCAAGAAGTAAAACTGTCAAAGAGTTTGGTTTGACTCTAACATGGAGATGTCCTAAGTTAGTAGTTGCAGAAGCAAACAGATATGTCAAAGACTTCAATTGTTTAGAAACTGCTGAAACAGGTAGTGTTCATGTAAATGCATACCTAAACCCACAGAAAGGTGACATGGTATTATGTAGATATAATGCACCACTAGTCGGTGCTTTCTACGACTTAATTACACAAGGTAAGTCAGCATATATTCTAGGTCGTGACATGCACAAAGGTTTGGTAAACTATGTCAAAAAGATTACCAAGAACGAAGGTATGTCATCTGAAGAATTTGTTGAACTACTTGACATGAATTATCACACCGAATACAACAAATTGGTTAGGGCTGAAAAGACAAACCAAGCAAATACGCTTAGTGATAAGTATGAGTGTGTTAAGATATTTGCTGATAAGGCTAACTTTGTTGGCGGTATTATCAAAGAAATCGAGAAACTGTTTAACAGTAAAACAAGAGGTGATATTAAATTATCAACTGTTCACAAGGCTAAAGGTCTTGAGGCTGATAATGTATTCATCCTAGCAACTGAAAGAATGCCACATCCAAGAGCATCTAATATGCAAGAGGAAAGAAACATTTGTTATGTTGCTATAACAAGGGCTAAGAAAAACCTATATTATTGTGGCCCAAGACCAAAGAATTGAATGGAGGAATAAAAATGGAAATAATTAGAGCAAAAAGAAGTTTAGGTGACGGACATTGGGATAAGAAACTTATCGCAAACATGGTAGCACTATCTAACGCAGACAACTATGAGGAAGCAAAACATGAATGGATTGCTACCGGAGATGTTTGGTGGAGTGGTAATTCTAACGAAAGACCATCATGGGTAAATGAACATGCAGGTAAGTGTCTTTGTGGACATAGAGTTGTCTATCACTTCAAGATAATGAATACTGAAAACGGCAATGAAGAATGTGTCGGTAGCGAACATATCGGTTCATATCTTATTCTTAGAGAAATCAAAGAAAGAACTGGATTAACTGATGCAGAAATCACCGATGAGATGATTCAAGAATGGATTAACGAAAGAACACAATCTATGATTCAAACAGCATGGTGGCATACTAATGGTGAACACTTTACTGAAATGTTTGATAAAATTAAAGAGGCTGATTTGAGAATCAATGTTAAGTCTAAAGACCAATATTGGTGTTGGACTGATAGGAAATACAAAATCAAAAGCCGTGTATTAAAGCGTGGTAGTGGTAAAATGGGTGATGATGATTACCAAATGTCATCTATTGTATGGCGTTGGAATCATCCAAATAACCCAAAGAATCAACAAACAACTAGAGGTTATCCTAACGATAAGTTGTGGAGTGATTTGATTTACTTTCATGCCATGTATGATATTGTTCACAAAGCCAAACTTGATGCTGAAGATGCTAGACTCGATAGAGCAACCAAACAACAGAATGAAAGAATGGCAAGACAAGAACAAGAGCGACTACAAAGACAAGAAGAAAACAGACTTAGACAAGAACAATATGCTAGAGAACGGGCTGAAAGAGAGGCTAGGTATGAACAAGAAGAAAAAGAGCGTAAAGCAAATCTTCTAGTTACTAATGCTGACAAATACGCCCAAGAGCGACAACAACTAAACGACCTATCTATGTTTAACAACACAGAAATTACCGAGTTTAAGAATATGTGCGACTACTATGGTTTGCCTGTCTTTGACGGTGACTTCCCTATATCAATATGGGAATCTTCTTTCTTGTTAGATATTAGAAGAAGAATGGCTAGTGGTAGAGAGTTATCACCGAACCAACTACAAACTCTCAAGAAAATTTGCAGTAATGAACCCGCTACAACTAAGCAAGTCCAATACTTAGAAAACTTAGGTTATGAAGGTAGTTTTGACGGCATAACTAAAAGAAAGGCTAGCATCATGATTACCAACAAGAAGCAATACGACACCTTTGAGGGAGAACAATGACACAAAAAAAGAAACGACAGACTCGCTCAAAGCCTAAAGAAGACTTGAACAAAGATGGAGAATATCTTGTAGGACTAATCAAGGAATTTGATAAGTTTCTTGACGATAATCCTCACCTTCGGGTGAGAAAAGTTATCGAAGCCTACAAGAAATTCTTCAAGGGTCAATTGTGATTAAATGCTTAATTGGCTTAAGCAGTTCTTTGTAAAAGAGCGTAAAGAAAAAATTCCAAAATGCTACAAATGTGGGTTAGTAGCATCAACAATGGTGTTTATGGAATTCAAAACAATGGAATTAGAAGAATTAGAAGATAATATTCTAGTCCAACTTTGTAGTCATTGTCATACAGAATTATTTGTTTTGTATGACAAAGACTACATCCCACCAATAATAAATAAAAATGGAGATGAAAATAATGGATGAAGAAATATATAAAATATTAACAGATGCTTATGGAGAGGTGTTTGAACCTGCTCCTAGAGCAAAAATACAAGGAAGACTAGTAGCCGCTAGTGAGGGTCTTGATATGGCTCTTGCTAGTTTCAAGAAAAACCCAAGTGCAGATAAATTCAACTTGCTAAAAGTTGCTATGCTAACTTATCAATATTGGGTGCAAAAGAGGGTGATGCAATGAATATATTTGCACTATCAAAATGTCCTGTAGAATCAGCACAACAAATGATAAACAAGCATGTAGTTAAGATGCCGACAGAAACTTGTCAAATGCTACATACCAATGCTTTGTTTAGAGAATATACAGATAGATATGGTCAAGAACCAACTTTAGCACGACTAAAACAATACCACGAAGAAACAGAATCTATCTTAATGAAGCCTGCTATGCTTAATCACCCTAGCACTATTTGGGCTAGACAAAACAATGATAATACATTGTGGTTGTTTGAACATGGTATGGCTCTTTGTGAAGAGTATTCTTTTAGATATTACAATAAGACACATGGCACTTACAATAGACTACTACAAACGCCAATCGAATATGAAGCAGACAGTAGTTTGGCAACACCTGTATCTATTGCTATGTTTGATAAGTATAGAATACCAAATAAGTATGGTGAACATTGTTGGGAATATGTAATTGATTCTTATAGGCATTATTATCTTGAAGGTAAGTGGCAGTTTGCTCATTGGACTAAAAGAGAAGAACCTAGTTGGTGGCCTAATAATCACGCCATTAATAAAGCCAACGAGAAGATTATTGCATACAATGAAACCTTTGGTGCTAATCTAAAGTTATTGGAGGCGAAATAATGGAATGTGAAAAATGTAATGGAACAGGATGGGTTAATACATGGTGTCATGGACATGATGTAATGTTGAAAGAACAATGTAACGACTGTATGGCTCATGAAAGAGATAAAAAAGCGATGATGATAGATATTAGTAAACTCATTGTCAATTCTAGTAAACAAAGAATGGCTATGGTATTAGCAAGTCTTCTTGTAGATTATACAGACAAGTATTGCGCAGGAGATTTCTCTAATATTGAAGCCTTGATTAAAACAAAAGACATGGAAGGAATCTTCATGTCAATAAGTATGATGTGATAAAATGAAAACGAATGTAGAATTTAAATTAGTGCAAGATATAGAGTTACCCCCGTTGGTAATCTCGATGAATGAAAACGATATGCCAAAGGTTGTGTTAAACACTCAACATAAAATATGGTTGTCTTTAAATAGACGATTAATCTTAGGAATCTTTGAAGCATTGCCGGAAAAACTAGATATGATTTTAGACGGTTATCTTCGAGAACAAAGAATGTTTGAGATTGATGATAATAACATGCAAAGGCAGATTAACAGTCAAAATGGTGATATAAATGGGTGAAATAGGTAAGATAAGCACCTTTTTCATATATATCGTGGTTTTGATTATATGTTGGCCTATCGCTTTATTAGCACTTATAGGAGAAGATTGAGTATAATCAGGCTCACCTTAAATACTGATTAAAATATGGAAAAAATGAACAAAAAACAGGAGATGAAAGATATGGTAAAAGTAAGAATATTGAACGAAACAGGACATACGGAACTTCAACTAGAAGTTCAAGAGGTTATTGAGCAAATTGACACACACCCTACGCATTGGGTTTTCGTTGATGGTGAAATGGTTAGCCGTGAATCTATCAATGAAATCAATTGGGATGCAGTAGACAGCGTTGATTTGACCCCTGCCATCGTAGGCGGTTGAATTAGTATCTACTAATTCTTCTCAATGATAAGGGGAGAAGGGGTTATTACACTCCTTCTCCCCGCTTGTGGTGTGAAGATGGAATACGACGACTTTATTCAGTCCGTTTTCACTATATTCAATGGTTGGGATTACGAAGTAGATTCTTGGATAAAAGACAGGTTTGAAATAGCAGTTTCAAGCGGAAGACAAGATTCTATGACAAAATTTCTAGTCAATCAACTATTAGACCATGCTTTGTGGGAAGTAGAAGAAGCGGTTGATGATGGGTTCGTTGAATGGAAAAACTACAACCTCCCGTTAAGGTTAGAAGCCTTACAATTCCATAGAGAAAATTGCGCTGGTCATAGCAATTGTAAAATGTGTAAATTAGAAAAACAATGGAGTGAATTTAATGAAAGAACAAGACCCGAACTATGTTAGTAGCCATAGAGCGTATAAGAAAAGAATTGCTACTAGATGCCGTGTATGCGGGGGGCAGTTATTATTGCCCGAAGAAATTAAATTAGAAAGGCACAAGAAATGTGTGCCAAAATCAAATTCAAAAATATATATGATGTGATAATAATGAATAAAATAGAAATTAATATAAGAAAGCCGGATGATGGAGCGCAATATTATGTGACTTATGTAAAGTCCGATTTGTTGAGATATGGTAATAGTAAAACAGTATCGGGCGATAGGTCAGCAAAAGACCCTTTACATACTGCGCTAAAGAATATGTTCAAGGAAATACTAAAACAGCCTAGAGCGAATAGATGGGGCTACAGCCGTAAAACTAACTATTTTGGTGAGGAAGATTTTACCGGAGTGTTTTGGGTAAAAGAATGCCCTATCGCCTTGTCAAGAACTAACGGTAAATTTAGATTAAACGGTAAAGCAGAATCTATGGACACTATCGCTAATGCATTTGCTAGAGTTGCATTCAAGTCTTGTTTTACTGATGACAATTCTCAACTAATGCAAACTCTTTTTTCCTCTCTAAGTCTTAGTGAAGATATTAAATATGTATTAGAGAATAGAGTTCCTTATCATTACTTTAGGGATTTTGAAAAGCAAGATGTTAGACTTAATGTTGCTCAAATAGGTGACAAAGAGTTTGCTATTGAAATTGGTGACGGAGTGTGGGGTAATATCTCAATGAAAGACTTACAATCATTCTGTAACTATTATATTCATGGTAAGAAGAATAGTAAGTTTAGAAGAATGGGATTAAAAAGACTATACGAGGCATTAGTTGGTAGAGAACCGCTAGACTCGGATATTAAAGTTATGAGAGAGTTTCTAGCACAAAACAGAACAGAAGACCTTATCGAGAATAGAGCAAAAGAACTTCTAAAAGATATTACACAACAATACCCCGACAGGATTAAACTCGTCGAAGATGATAATAACGAACCCGAAACAATGTATATCGTAGGTAATGATTATGATTGGATGCTATCTAATAGCAGATACAAGAGCGATATACAAATGGTGTCTACTTTTGTTAGACAAAAGCGAGATATTACTGTTGATGATGAAACCACTGAAGAAGAATGGTTTTGGAGTGGGCCAATATGTATAGATAATATGGCTAGAGGTTCTTCTCTAGGCGACCAATTCGCAACTAGAGCATTTGCTTTACTTAATGATAATATGACAGTAGCAAGAGTTAGCACAATAAAAGGCTATCTAAATTACAAACCAAATGAAAATGAAAGAGTGGATATAAATGAAGTGCATAGAATGTAATGGAACACAATTTGAGATGGATGAAAGATTAGGCGAACTATCTTGTGTAGATTGCGGATATATTGCAGTAACAGAACTGTTTGAACAAACAACCTTACCTGTCAATAAAGACGGTGAGTTTATTCATTCTGCTGATAAGTTGCTAGGTTCGAGAACTAATCATAATGAAAAAGCGTGGCTTAGAAATTCTAATCATCATTTAGAAAAAGGACTTAGAATGTGTAATATGTTATTGGCTACATTAATGCCTAATCATCCACTAAAAGATAGAGCAGAAGAGTGCTATGTTTCTCTTTACAGAAGTAACGCACTCACTACTTTAGGTGTTGAAGAAAAAGCAACTGCTGTTGTATATTATGTTCTAAGGGAAAACAGAACGCCCGTATCTCTTAAGGAGTTAAGACAGGAGTTTTCTTGTAATACTAGAACACTGAATCGAGCAATAAAAAGAATCAACAAGCATTTCAATAATGTAAATGCTTATACTAGGATTGACCCACATTATATGTTAAAGGCAGTTACAAGCAAAATTACTGATGACTTGACCTTTGCATCTAATTGTCAAGATGTATTAGAGTTGTTTGAGCCTTTGACACAGAATGTAGATTGTGTAAAAGGCACAGCATATTATTCTAGTATTTGTTGGATTGCCAAGAACATTTACTTGTATCCAATAAAACAGAAAGAGATTGCAGAAAAAGCCAATGTGTCTTTATCTTCAATCAAACTAACCACAAAGAAACTGTTGGCTTTGATTGGTTATGAAAAATGCTCTCAAGTGAGAGGTAAACAGATAAATGAATTAAGGAGAAATTAAAATGATAAATGAAGAATGGATTGAATACTATGTGTATTTAGAAGTATTGAGACAAAGTGGAGTAACCAATATGTTTGGTTCTGCTCCATATTTGAGAGAAGAGTTCGGCTTAGGCCGAAGAGAAGCAATAAAGATTGTAGCAAACTGGATGGATAACTACGAAGAATTGATAGAAAAGAAAATAATTAGGAGAGAATAAAAATGAATGGAAAAAATATGTTAGCAGAATTAAGTGAATTAGTAGATAAAAAAGTAGTAGTAGCAATAACTAGTGGAGGAATAGTTAGAAGTGATTTTATTTCACAAATTAGTATTGAAGGAAAACTAGAACAAAACGGAACACAGTTTAGAGTGTTAAGAGACAATAATACCTTTTGTTATTTCGATGGGGGAGATGTAGTATTCATCAATTCCCTTGTTTCTTCGGGAGCATTGGTATGTTTAGATTTTAAAATGGAGAGATTAGAATGAAAAGAAAAATATTAATAATTGGAGCAGGTGGAATAGGAAGTTATCTTATTTCATTTTTGGATAACTTAGACTTGTATGAGATACAAGTGAATGACGATGATAGAGTAGAGACAAAGAATTTAACATATCAAAACTTTGCTCCGGTCGATGTTGGCTTATACAAAGCCGGTAGCATGAAGGAAAGATTTAATTCTGTAAAGTCTGCTAGGCCTTACCCTATCTTGGCCCCCAATCAACTAGAAGGCTTTGACTTAGTAGTTTGTTGTGTAGATAACTTAGGCACTAGAAGAATGCTTTACAACTCAAATGTAAAGTGGTTAGACCTGCGTTCTCAAGGTAGAAATGCTGCTTATGTTTCTTATCAAGCAGACCCATCAATGTATGATAGTTTATTAGCAGGTAAAGATGGGTCATTTAGTTGTCAAGGAGAATCTTGGGACGGTTCGCAAGAAGGAATACATTTCATGCACATGGCTATTGCGGCTATGGGCGCACAATGGATTCAAAGATGGTTTAATGGCGAAAGTGTAAATTCTTTCGCTGTAGTAAATGTATGAGGTGATATAATGGTAGATATAGAAATAGAGAGTTTAGAAGATGCAAGAGAAAGAGCAAAACAACATATCCTAAATGTTTGGGTTGAAGAAGCAATGTTAGAATTGGAAAGTGTCGGTGTTCATTGGAATAATAGACAGAAAGTAGATATGACATCATACAAAGACAAAAGATTCTTCAATGCTATTTGGCATGCTTCCACAGAAATACTACCTGCCTTAGAAGTGCAAGTAGTTATTGATGGTAAGAATGATTGTTATGTTACAACGGGTTCATCCGGCTATGTTGAGTTTGGAATGAAACCTCCTGTTGGTATGAGTTTACCGATTAAATGTTGGATTCATACTCATCCATTTGGTGCGGCTTACTTTAGTGGTGTTGATTGGGGAACAGTAAATGTATGGAAGTCGTTAATGCAAGAAGCCTATGTATTAGGTGGTGTAGAACATTATGGTTATTGGCATAATTCAAAGCCGGACTTATTAATGATAAGATACTTGGATGAAAATGGATTAGAGACTTTTAGAGGTCAAGTGCAGAATAAAGGTGAAGAAGAATGAAAGCAGTAGGAAAATGGGTTTTGGTAGAAAAAGTAAATGAAAAGAGTGGAGCAATTATATCTAAAGTAGATAACAAAGGCGTAGTCGTAGACTGTCGTTGTGATAAAAATCTAAGAGATAAGATTGTCTACTTCAATGAAAGAAAAGATTATGTCAAGGTGAACGATTTTATTGCAGTTCACTATGATGATATACTGGCGGTGGAATAATGGAAATGATTACAGAAAAAGAAATGATGAAATGCATAGATGATATAGGAGAGCGATTGATTTTAACTAGAGGTGAAGGACAAATGCCCTTTTTAGATTTTATAACATGGGTAAAAGGCAGTATTGTAGATTGGTATGATAATCAAAGAATTGAGAGGAATGAAGAATGATAATACATGGTAGTGAAGTAAAACAGAAGTTACTACAAGGAATAGATATAGTAGCGAATACAGTAAAGCCCACACTTGGGCCACAAGCGAGAACAGTAATATTACAAGGTAATCCTCCGGTAGTAATTAACGACGGAGTTACAATTACTAAGTATATTAGTCATGAAGACCCTTATGTTCAAATGGGTATTCAGTTAGTGCAGAATCTAGCAAGTAAAGCACAAGAAGGTAGTGGTGATGGAACTACTACAGCGTGTATTCTTGCACAAGCACTTTGTCATAATATGTTAGATGCACCGGAAATGAATGTTCATCAGTTTAATAGGTTGATTAACACTCTAAAAGAAAAGACAATATTTCATTTAGACAACGCATCGGAAGAAGTCGAAGATATAGATATACTCGGTGTAGCAACTATCGCAGGAAATAATGATAATGAATTGGGTATGTTGATTGCTAATGCAATAAACAAAGTTGGCCGTGACGGTATTATTACTGTAGAAGAATCTAAAACTCATAATACTGACATCGTTGTTAGAGAGGGTTTAGAGATTGATGAAGGCTACATGAGTCATCTTATGGCTAATAGTGAAGATGGTAAATGCACATTTAACAATCCACTAATCTTCTTATCTAATTTAGCGATTAGAAACTTTAGTGAGATATTGCCTATGATGGAACATGCGGCAAATAATAAACAACCTCTAGTTATATTCTGTAAAGGAATGGATGGTAATGCTATGAATAATGTAATTATGAATCTATTACAGAAGACAATAGAAATTGCAGTAGTTACCGCACCTAACTTCGGTGATGCTCAATTAGATGAGTTGGCTGATATTGCAGGTGTTGTTGGTGGAACTCTTTACACAGATGAAAGTAAAGATGACCCTAAAGTATTACACTCAACGACCTTTGGAACTTGTGATAGCATTACTATCACTAAAGATAAGACAATCTTTGTTGGAGGTAATAGACCACTAACAGAAAACAGAATAACTACGCTAAAAGGAACACTTGAAGATGCTCAAGATGAGTATGACAAACTTAGACTTAAGAGAAGAATAGCAAGACTTAGCGGTGGCGTTGCTACCATTAGAGTCGGTGCTTCTTCTTCTATTGAAATGAGAGAAAAGAAAGAAAGGTTGGATGATGCTCTTAATGCTACAAAAGCCGCATTAGAAGAAGGTATTATTGTTGGTGGCGGATTAACTCTAGCAAGAGCCGCTAAGCAAGCAATAAGTGGCATAAAAAATGCTAAGTGGTTTGAGTTAGCCATGCAAGAACCTATCAAAGTATTACAAAGAAATAGTGGTATAAATACACCAACCACTTCTTTTGGTAAGAAAAATGTGGGCTTCAATGCTCTATCAGGTAAAACTCAAGACTTGAAAGCGGTAGGTATTTTCGACCCTGTTAAAGTTACTAAAAATAGTTTCTTAGCGGCCATGTCTATCGCACAACTTTTCTATTCTACTGATGTGGCAGTTTTGTTACCGGAGGAATAAATATGGGATATAGACAAATGAAAAATTTAGCCTGTTATGTTGCTGTCAATCTCTATGATTGGGATAAGCAAGACATAGAAAGTATGGTAGAACAAGTAGGTTGTATTGAAACCGTAGTTGATTTTCTTACAGAGTATGAACACAGGTTCGGTCTTGATTTGAAAGATAAAATCGAATGGGCTTTGGTGGCGGATTTTAAATGAAGTGTCCGACTTGTTGGAGAAAAATGCAAGGATATTATGCTAGAAGATTTGGTAAGTGTAAATATTGTTTGGAGAGTGAAAAGAAATGATAAAAGAAAATAATTGGGAAGGAGAATATAGAGGAATAAGTTATGAAATAGCCGCAGAAAATAAGGTTAGTAAACCGTTTATAAAGATATTATTCTATGAGGGCGATAACCCTTCATTTGATATAATACATCATGGTTATTGTCATACGCTTGAGCAAGCCCATAGGGTTGCTAAACAAATTATAGATGAAGAATTAGGTGATAATGAATGAAAAAAAATTGGAACGAATTATGGAAAAAACATTTTCCTCATTTAAGCCCCAAAGAAGCATGGGCTGAATTGCTACAAATGTTTCCCGAAGGTGAAGAAGAATGAAAAAAAGAGCAGTAACAGTAACATTACCTGCGCCACATAAAGCACAGATTAAATGCCCTATTTGTAAAGGCAACAAATGTGTTGTTTGTAAAATGACAGGTAACTTAGCAATAGATGTTGCACCAAAGATACCAATACAAAGAGCGCATATTATCAAATATGTTATGGAGAATATGCAAGATGTTTCTCAAGAACTAACTAGAATGTATGGTCTAGTGCCGGAGATAGGAACTAAAGAAGTAGTTGTTGTCAATGAGGGTCAGTATGAGATAGTGCAAATATCATCTTTAGGTGGTGCTTGTTGGGTAGTAAATAGATTAGATATATTAGAAACCCCCCGTTACTTTACTGCTTTGAAAGACTTAAAAAAATTCAAAGAGGGGTGGATGAGTTGAGTGATTTAGAAACAAAGGGAACAATAGCCCGTAACGCAACTGATGAGATATTAGTTAAGCGTGGAAACTATTGGAACATTGAAGTCTTTGATGTTCGTTGGTATAGTAATGATAAACCAACAAGAAAAGGTATTCGTATGAATATTGAAGAGGCTAGACTTTTATTAAAAATATTGGAGAGAGAATTAGAATGACGAAAATGATTAGTGATGTGCAGATAAAGAAATTAATGAGGGCATATAACCCTAAAAGAGAATGGTCGGAAGGTTGTGTAGAACAACTTAGACAAAACTCTTGGCAGTTAATTAATTTCATGTTAAGTGAGATTGAAACAAACATGGAAGGAAATAAAAGAGTTCAATCGCAAGATATAGTGAATGCTTACAATTTTATTGCTAATGCAATAATGTTAGCCAAGCAACCTGTATTAAGACATTTCGTGGATGATAATATGGAATTATTTGGTAAAGTATTGATTAACAAGGAGGAAGAATGATGTTCAAGTATGTTAGAATTTGGCAGAATGATAAAAAGTTAGACGAATGGGGTAAAAAAATTAGGAAGAAACTACCTAACAAAAGGCTACTAGAACATTTTGAGGCTGACTTTTCTCAAATAAAAAAGTCTAATGAATTTACAAGAGCATCTTTTGTTATGTATTGGGAAATACAAACAGATACTAAACTAGCCACTGTAGCCCCACCTATTGTTCAAGGGACTCTAGTTTCTATGACTAATAGATTAGTAGAGATGGAAAGAATGGATGAAGCGCAAGTAGTTAATGCTATGATGATTAACTTTACTAGAGTATTAGGTATAATCAACAGTGGTGTTAACGATGAAGAAGAGTGAATGGATTTACTTAGCAAACGCTATGTGGACATACTCGGATAAACATGAAGGCGAAATATCCCGCCTTCTCAAAGAATTGGTTATTACAGTTAATAAAAATATGGAGATGATTATAGATGATAGATTGGAAAATGATGAGCCGGTTGTTAGAATCCACGAAGGAAAAAACACCAACACAACAAATAAAATTGATAGCAACAGAACTAGATAAGTTCGATACACATAAGAACGCAGTCATACAATTGCTTGCTAGAGAATATCCTAACAACAATATTGGTTTGGCTAAGGCTAAGTCTTGGCTTGCTAAAATGTTTGATTGTTTCGATGATGAAATAGAAACCCTGTTTGCCATTGATGGTGAATTGGGAGAGGCTATCTATATGTTAGATACAAGTGCAGAAACAGAACGAAACATAAGCATAACTTCTGTCTTACGAGTCTTAGAAACTAATTGTGGTGCTGTAGATGATTCGTCTTATCTTTTAGTTAAAGATGTATTATCAAACATGTCAGCATTAGAAAGAAAGTGGTTTGTTAGATATTGGATTCGTTCTCCTACTAATGGAATAGACGAAGGGGTGGTTAAGAAAGTATTAGCAAAACATTACGATAAGAAACTAAGTGAAGTTAAGAAACATGCCAACTTTAACACCTTATACAACATTACTATGTTTTATGAAATTAAAGAAGAACCGCCATGTAATTTATCACATGGTTCTTTCGTAAAACCGATGTTAGCAAAAGAAGTTCCTATGAATAAGTGGCCGGAGAATAAGATTGTAGATTACAAGTATGATGGTAATAGATACCAAATACACAAGCAAGGAGATAATGTAATTATCTTTAATCGTAAAGGTTCTATTGTCACACCGCAGTTTCAAGATGTTGTAGAGACAGTTAGACAATATGAAGTAGATTGCATTCTTGACGGTGAAATATATCCAATTAAAGATGATGGTTCACCTGCTGAACATAAACTAATGGGAACAAGAGTTCATTCTAAAGACCATATGGAAGCATTACAGAAAGTTAAAGTCAAGTGGGTTATATTTGATTGTCTTAAGATTGGTAAAGAAACTATAATGGATTTATCTTATGCTGAAAGACTAGGTAAATTCTCACAATTGCCCGACCAAGCACATAGGATGGACACAGGCGGAGATGTTCTAGCATTCTATAATAGAGCAATTAACGATGGTTTTGAGGGCATTATTGTCAAAGATATTACCTTACCCTATGAGGCAGGTAAAAGGAGCGCAGGATGGGCTAAATACAAGCCTCCTCGCATAGAATTAGATGTGGCTATCACTACAGCCAAATATGGTGAAGGGACAAGAGCAAATGTATTCGGAACTTTTGGCATATCAGTAAAGAGTGATAGTGGTTTCAAATCAATCGGTTCTATTGGAACAGGTTTTAGTGACGCTGATTTGGTTTGGCTAACCAATGAACTAAGAAAGAATGTAGAAACTTATGCTAACGGAACATACAATTTATTACCAAGAGTTGTCTTAGAAGTATCAGCAGACTTGGTTACTCAAGATGCAAAAGGCAACTATGGACTAAGATTCCCACGATGCAAAAGAATACGGCATGATAAGTTTGTTGCTGATATAAATACAATAGAGGATGTGGAGAGTTTAGTATGAATCCTCCCGAAGTTGATATTATAATAGATAGATTTGGAAAAGCCTCAATATTTTCTTTTGCTGTCTATGATGAATTAACCAACGAAGACCTTTTCGTATTGACTAAAGGTGTCTTCGTTGCCTGTAAACTACATAGCGTAGACTTGCCGGATGACTTTGAACGATATATGACTATCATAGAAGTAGAGGAAGATAAAGAAAGAGCGATGATGTTTGATAGAACACCGAACACTAATTTGAATATTGTATTAGGTGGTTCTCTAAAGAAAGATGTTGAATTCATAGTCAATCTTCTTAGAGAGGGATTAGAATATATGAAAGTTGAATCAGAATTCGTTGGATTTTATGAGGTTGAATCCAATGTTTAACAAAGATGTTCTCAAAGGGATATTTCTAGCCAAAGCCAAAGGACACATCGGCATTACTAGAAATAAAGACATACTTATAGGCTATAGAGTTAAACTAACAATAAATGTTAGAGGCAAAGAAAAGTTCCTTGAGGCTATAAAAAGAACATTGCTTCAATATGGTATAGAGTCTAAAGTTAAACTAAAACAAAGTGCGAGTAGACCTACACCAATATTAATCATATCGGGAGCGAAAAATCTAGCATTAGTAATGCATCATGGTATATGGTGCAGTAAACTACAACAAGACGCAGGGAACGATACTAGTTTCAGTAGGGCAGTTAGAATAGTTGCTGAATCAAGACATTTAAGATTGGAAGGATTAGAAGAACTATTCAAAATAAAGGAGTTGATGTAGTGGGATTAACCACAATGAATAAAAATAGACCAATAATAATTACAGGAAAAACAGGAACAGGGAAGACGACTAAAGCGAAAGAGATGTTACCGGAAGCAGTGGTATTATTTGCGAATGAAATTGAAATAGACGCAAATTCACTTAATGTTGAAAATGGACTAATAATAGAAGATATACATTATAATGCACAGAAAGATGCTATATTGAATATAATTAGACGATATAGAGGGGAGTTGATTATGACCTCCCTCAATGAAAAGAACATTCCAAAAGAAATCAAGGCTTTGTGTAAAATAAAAAGAGCAGGCACAACTAAGCATTTGTATGATTCAATACAAGAGATTGCACCAAGAAGTGAAGAACCTTTTTCATTACAGAAAGATACCTTTAGCCTTGTGAGTTATTTCTTAAAAGAGTCTGATAGAGATTTAGTTTGTAAGGTGTTGAAAGTGAACAAACCTTCCGACACTCAACTAATGAATTGGTTATGTGTAAACTCAAACCCTAACAAGTTACTATTTATTGATGGTAGAGTTAGAAGAAGATGGTCACAGGACTACTTCTACGAAATGCTTGCTTATGTCTATGATGGTAGATTCTATGGAAGAATGAATATGCCAATTAGAAAACAGTATTCTAAAGTTCCTTCGCTGTTAAGGCGACTAGGAATAAAGAATGCTGATAAGAGAATCTTCAAGCAATTGACTAAGGATGAAGAGTTTGTAAAATTTGCTAAAAGCAAACTAAATAATAGTGAGTGCCGCCTTTTAGGTTTAGGTGAGAAGCGGGTTCGTAAATTGAAGCCCGTAACTAAAGTTAAACAAACTACATTAGGTGATTTTTGATGAAGGTTCGTGCAGGTAAAAAAAGAGCAATCCAGAAATTAATAAAAATAGTAGGCGATGAAGAACTAACCACTAAACAAATTTATGAGAGGATGATAATGCAAACCTCTCAAACATCCGATTTGACATTTAGACAATTAACAAATGTATTGTCTAGTTATTTTGACAATGTTGGATTTGATAAAAAAACAAGTTGTATGATATGGAGAAATAAAAATGAACAAGAACAAATTAGTAAAAAGCAGAATAACAAAGATGCTAAATGAAAAAGAAATGACAACAGGCCAAATTAAAGATAAATTGTATAGTGCAAAAACAAACAGGGGCCTTCCTTCAAAAAGAGGAATGCCAACAACAAATCAATTGCAGATGTTACTTAGAATGCATTATGCTAAAGTTGGTTTCTGTAACCACGCAAAACAAACTATATGGGGGAATAGATGATGGGATTTGAAATAGTAGTATTATTATTTTTGGCAGGTTTTCTTTATTGGTTAGGAGGACTATTGATGCCGGAGTTTAAACCAATACAACAAGAACTGATTAATTATGAAGAGGAATAAATATGAAGAAAAAAGAGATAATAAAGAGACTTACTCGTATAACCTACCTTTACGAAGTAAAGAAAGAATATGAACACGCATTTAACCAGTTAGTTGATTTAATTGATGAATTGGAGGGAGAGAAATGAAAAGTGAAGAATTAGAAAAGAAGAGTAAAGAATTAGCAAGCGAAAGTGAAGAACTAAAAGAAAAAGCGCATGAGGCCGAAGAACTTGAACAGTTACTTGAATGGGCTGAGAGAGCAGAAGGCTATATTACTGATATTTTACATAATATAGACGATGTTGGTATTGAAGAACCTCATGGTTGGCTAAGTGAAATCGTGTATAATTTAGTTAGAGAAATAGAATCTAAGTTGGAGGCTTTGTAATGTTATGGACAGAAAAATACAGACCGAGTAAATTAAGTGATATTGCAGGACAGGAGCATTTTGTATTAGATGCAGAACAATGGGTATTAGAAAATAATATGCCTAATGTTCTTGCTTACGGAATGCAAGGAACAGGTAAGACAGGTGCGGCTATTGCACTTGCTAAGTCTATGTTAGGCGATACTTTCAAAGATAACTTCTTTGAAGTAAATGCTAGTGATGATAGAAGGCTAGAGACTGTTAGAACTACAATAAAACAAGTAGCACAAAGCGGAACATTGGGTGATGCACCATTTAGAATAATGTTATTAGACGAAATGGATGGTATGACTAGTGATGCTCAAAATGCCTTGAAGAGAATCATGGAAAGATACGCCAACAATATTAGATTCATCATTACTTGTAATGATAAGTCTAGGATTATCTTTCCGCTTCAAAGTAGATGTGCGAATTATAGATTCAATCCACTAAAGAATGAGATAGTTCTTGAAGTTATCAAAAACATTCTCGATAAAGAACAGGTCGAAGGCTTCGCAGACGAAGATTTGGCTCGCTTTATATATGATTTAGATGGTGATTTACGCAGGGCAATAACCGAGATTCAAGCGGCTAAAGCCTCTAATTTCACGCTAAGAAAACAGGTGCAGGATTCATTAAAAGAGTTCGATGAAATACTAAATTTAATACTTAATAAAAAACCAAATGAAACATTGAATAAATTACATGACATTTTGTATGGAGGAAGAAGCGTGAAGGAAATATGTCTAGCGTTACACAATTCTGTCTTAGCGGCAGAAGGATTAGAGTCCAAAGAGAAGTTTAAACTTCTTAGGATAATAGGGGAAACAGAATATCGTTCTACTACCATGACCCCTAAAGTGATAATATCATGGATGGTAGGACAAATATGAACAGGAGGAAACGAAAATGAATATAGACGAAAAAATAATGAAAGAAATAGAGATAGGAGCAAAGCACTTGGCTATTACTACTGAAGAAATGGTAAATAAGTATGTCGAGATTTGCGAAGAAAATGATGTAGATGTAAACAGCGATGTTGCTGTTGCACTACTAAGAAACTATGTGCGAGGTAACATGAAGAGAACAACTACCAACAACAGCGGTTCTAACTCTTTGGTTAAGAGTGCTTTTGGTTTCTTTGTATCGTTAGAATCTCCTAGAGATATGATGAGTTGGAGCAGAAATAAAGCCAAAGAAGAATACCTAAGAGATAACGACAAAGCATTGAGTGACGGCTTAGTAGCAGTTGCCACAGATAATGGCGACGGAACTTACACTCTCGCTAGATACTACAAAGGTGACTATGCTGAAAAGATGGTTAAGACTCTAAATGCAGGTGCAGAAGAATTGGAAGATGGTAGCATTATTATCCCGATAGACCCTATGCCTAATTACCCAAGTGGGTTAGAAAATAAAAGATATGGTAAACCATTACCAGTTAATGAGTTTAGAAGAAACGGTGTTTTCTATGGTAGTATTGATAGTGGAGAAATGAAGTCTTATTATTTCTCATATAAGAATCAAGGCGGAGTAGATTTTACACCCGATACTTTTGATTGGGTTCATTTCAAGGCCATTCCCAGTGATGATGGTTTAAGCCTTTATGGTATGACTACCGCTACTAAAGATAGTTTGATTAGAAATGAAGATGTAAACCCCGATAACAGTGACTATCGAGATATGTCTTCTTTTGACTTCCCAACTTGTTTGTTTGAGAACTATCCTAAATATGGAACTACTTTAGTTGATTTGGATAGACTACATCAAACTCAGCAAATGGAGCAGGCAAGAGACAAACTTGCTATTGTTGAAGGAACTGTTGTTAATCAAAGAATGACACCAACTGCTAATGGTAATAGGATTATTTCTATTACTGATAAAGCGGCTGATATGGAATTGACAGAAGATGATAGTGGTGATTTAGCGACTACTTGTTGGATTCCCGAACACATAAACATCAACTTTGGCATTGGTTCAAAAGTTATTGTAGTCGGTAGAACTTCACAGCGAATCATTGATGGTGAAGCAGAACCAATTACAATTAACACTAGTGGTCTACTACTAGAAGAATCAGTGGGTAATCCTATCGCTGAAGAAGAAGGCGTAGAGGATGAAGACCTTGATTGGTTTTGATTAGATTCCGAGGGGGTTTTTGTTGTTCCCCCTTTCAAACAAGTGTAAGTGTGAACTTGTGGAATGAAGTTGATGCTCGAATAGGTGCGAAGCCTATATTAGAGGAATAAAAATGATAAGAAAAGGATTAGTTGGAAAAAGATTCTTGTTAAAAAACGGTAGTTTCATTATTGATTTAGATGAAGTGGAGTTTTTAACATGGAATAAAAATATAAAATTAACTGATAGTTATTGGGTTAAGTTGCATATCGGAGGGAAAGACACTAGATATGTTTGTGACAGTCGTAATGAATTGTGTAGCATAATCAATGCTTGGAGTAAAATTAAAGGAAAAGAAATAAATATAGAAATAGAAGAGATAGGTGAAGAATATGACTTTTAAGAAAGAGAAAATAAATTTTAGCGAATTGCTAAGACAGAAAAGAGAAAGCAGAAAATCAAGATTGGTATTAGGTATTTGGGGTGAGCCTAAGACGGGTAAGACCGGATTAGCATTAGATTTCCCCGATAGAAAAATATTCGTTCTTGATTGGGATAGAGGAGTAGAATCTACATGGTATCAACACCATGATGCTACTGATAGAATAGAAGTATTTTGTCCAATAGTTATGACAAAAGATAACATTGTTGATATTAATGAAAGTGAAGACCGTTCTTTACAATTCATAAACCATGCTAAAGAATCAATACAGAATGGCGAAAAACCCATCTTTGTTATTGATGGCGTAGATACTTGGCTAGCATCTTGTATGTTGAAGGTAAACCCTAACCCTAGAGTTGTAACTAAGATTATGCCGTTTCAATATGGTAACAGAAACAAAGCATTCTATTACTTGCTAGATACTATCTACAACTTAGAATGTGATGTAATTTTTATTACACACGAAACTGAAAAATACATGGATAATGTTCCTGTAGGAACACAACCTATGTGGAAAGATTGGGGAGGTAAACTTGAACAAGAGATTTACTGTTCTAAGAAAATGGTTAAAGGAGAATTACACTTCTTTGCTGAATTACTAGGCAGTAGAACAAATGGTAAACTTGTTGGTTCTAAGTGGACTACAAGACAAGGAACGCCACCTAACATTACATGGAATGGTTTGAAGGAATTAAAAGAGGGAACAATATGAAATTTACAGTAGATGCAAAAGAGTTCGTCAAGTCTTTGACAGATATACAATTGAAAGGAAAATATGTGAAAGGGGCGAGCGTTACTAATGGTAGTTTGGTAGAGTATTTCTATGCTAAACTATACAATAATACATTGAGTTTATGGAACGCTGATGCTATCAATTCACTAATTGTTAAAGTTAATTTAACAGTTGATGGTGAAGAAGATGGTGTCTTTGTTGCAGAAACAGAAACATTACTAAAATATCTAAAGAAATTTAGTGGCGATGTAGAGATAAATAGCAATGATATTATTACTATGACAAATGGTAGTAGTAAAGTTACACAACCCATTGTTGTTAATCATCCAAACATGGATGCTATTAATCGCATGGGTCAGTATGTATTAGACACACACTTTGAAGAAAACCTAGAAACTCTATTTAAGTTTAACAAATCAAAGTTTGAAGGTGCGTTTCAGTTGGACTCTAATACATTTAGTGAGACTATGAAACTTTGTGAGTTAATTGGTAGTGGTGTTTATCACCTCAACTATGAACATGATAAGAATAAGTTATCTATGTCTAGTGCTACTAATAACACAAACAAGTTTGAAACTTCTATTGAGTTAGAAGGTAACATTGGAGAATCAGCAACGCTAGATTTCTCTAGTCCACTTCATGTATTGTTTGACAATGAAATGTTAAACTTCTATGTCAAAGATGATTTCCCGATGTTGATTATGTCGGAAAATAAATTGATAATTAAAGCACCACATTTAGCAAATTGAGGAATATAAATGATAATTAGTAATAAAAATGGAAATGTAATATATAAATCTTGGAGAGAAAACGGAATAAAGAAAAGCGAAGAAGTATCGTTTAGGCCATACTTTTATGTTTCAGTTGATGAACCTAACATACCGCACTATCCTGTTAGCAAATATGCTAGAGGTGAGTTTGAGTATGAAGAGGGAGATTGGACTAGTTTAGATGGAACAAAACTAAAGCGTGTATATGTGCAGAAGTCTTTTGATATTCATAAGGCTAGACAGCACTTTAGTAAAACATACGAGGCTGATGTGCCATATACATTTAGATACGCTGTTGATGAAGTTGATGAAATGCCCGAATATGATATGCGTAAATGGTATTGGGATATGGAATGGCAACAAAGTGGAGAATATGATGGTTGTATTACTACTATTGTAGTGTATGATAACTATGATGAGAAATATTACCAATGGGTATGGCTTCCTAAA